CGACGGGAATTAACTAATATATCCTCATCATCAATTAGAACCAAATTTGGATCAATTCCCCAGGTCCTAATTGCTATGAGTCTGTATGGATTACTTCTTAGAAGCTTCGGCTTTCTTATCGTCGGCTTTTGCTGGACTAGCAGGCTTTGCTTCACTTTTGGTATCTGCCTTGGGAGCATCCTTTTTCTTAGCCAATTTCATTTCTTCTTTTGGTGCTTCTGCTTTAGCAGGTGCAGCCGGTGCTGTAGCAGCCGTTGCTGGCTTAGCGGCAGGAGTTGCAGTCTGGGCAAAGGCTGTTAATGACAATGCTGATAGGATTACGATTGCTAATGTTTTCATTTTAAGTTTCCTTTATGTTAATGAAGTAGATTTTTTTGTCTACATGTATATAACGCCTTAGCTATGTATTACGTTGACATAAATACAACATGCTTTACATATCTTATCAAGGAATATACGACGGTCAAAACTATGAAAATGCTAACACACCTAATCAAATAGGTAGTGCGTTTGATGCTGGTTTTGCTTGCATGGTAGATGTTTGGCGTGTTAATAATGCAATGTATGTAGGTACCGAATCGAATCAAATCCCAGTAACTGAAACATATCTACAAGGACGTAGATTTTGGCTTAATTCTAAAACACAATCTACATACACTTGGTTTACTACACAATCAATTAATTTGTATCCTAATTATTTCTACCAACCAAATCCTAATACAAATGTGAGTACTAGTGGTGGACAACTATGGACACCGGGTACTGTCCCAGTTAACAATACAAGCATTGTGGTACTTCCTGAAATAGCTGATAGAGGATTGTTCAGTACGGTAAAACTCAGATGCTATGGTGTATGTAGCACTTACTTAACCTTCATTAAACGTATGCGTAATGAAGGTGAGTGGTATTAACCACCTCTACCGGTCCTGCGAACTACACTTGCACCACCAAATCCTTTAGTATTAGGTTTGGGTGCTTTTTGTTCACCCTTCTTACCTGCAATCATTGGTGCATTGTTTTTCTTGGCATCATTGGCCATATTAATGAATGGGTTTTTACTTTTCTTTTCTGTCATCTTGTTGCCTTTATTGAATCTAAATAATCATTTACATTTCCATACAAGCTAATCATCATAGCAATTTTGCTATCATAAAGTCGTATGAACGAATGACTTTTCTTTCCTTCTTTATTTACACCTATGTAGTAGGGGCATTTGATTTTTTTACTTAGTTCTAATACCCAGGCTTGATATTGTATTTCAGGTTGAAGTTTAAGTTCGTATTGATAGAATTCTATTTCAGCGATTCTAAACATTTGATCGCCATATTCTGATAATTGTAGTCCTGATTGACGACCACTTCTCCACCATCTGACTAATAGTTTATCTACTGGAGTATTTTTTACATCGAGGTAACTGTTGGGAAGTTGTGTGAGTACCGCTTCCGTAATAATTTCTTTAAGAGATTTACGCTTAGTCATCTGGGTAGACTGTTCTACCCGAATTCATAAACACTACGGTAAACTTATCAGTTTTAAATTGTAAGTTCAACTTGCGACATAAGTTACGTGCATGTCCGGGATTACTAAAACTAGTCTTTTTGTACTTAGGTGTAGCTTCGTTATCTAAGTAATGTTGACTTTTTAAGTTAATTGGTTGTCCGTCATAGAACACAGCCCAGATGCCTGATGCTTCTACGATTTGGTCACACTTGTATGTGACTTTATCTACTAGTTCAAGTAGTATTTTGGGTTGCGTTCTACTCATTAAAACCTACCACCATTAATCTCTACTTGAAATACAGGCTCAACTGCAACCTTGTTGTGTAATAACTCATTATTATCTACAAGAAGTTTAGCTATTTCATCACGTAATCCACGAGCTTCAATAATAGGGATAATTACATCTTTGCCCTGTTTGCTCTCCATAATGGATACTTTATCTATGAATCGTTTAATATGTATCATTAACTATTTATCAAGTTTTTAGCTTCATTTTCGCTTTTAAATGGTCCTTGATAGGGATAACGCTGAATAAAGATGTATTTAGGGCAAAAAACTGTTGATTTTTCACTTCCCTGTTGAATCATAAACCATCCTGCCGCATGATAACATTTACTTTTAGGTCCTGTCGTAAATAGATGCAATTTACGCTTAATATCTAACATGCTATTAAATACTTTGCCTGTAGTAGGATAGACTTTGAAAGGCAAGTCATGCGTTGTTTTATCTACTTTTTGTACGGCTTCAAACTCAATATTTGTTTTACGCTTAATTGCAGTTGTATTCTTGTAGTGGCTTTTGTTGCCATTCAATTTAACTTCAAAGCCTGATCCGTCAGCAAGAACATTACCGACTTTCTCATTGCCATCTGTAACTATCCAAAATTGGTTCTTAACTACTGGTTTTGCGATTAGTGTTTTTGTCATTTAATATTCCCTTATTCATTCTTTAGTAAGTAATACCTAATTTAGCCTTGTGTTCAGGTATCGGTTGTGCTATGATTATTTAAAAAGTTTAACATCTTTGTGTTTTACTATGATAACACAATGTACCACATTTTTGTATTTAATTGGTAAATCTAAGCACACACTAATTCGTGGGCCTTCTAATTCATTGATTAATGTATCATTGCCCACAGTACCTACAAATGGAATCTTATTCCATTTACCAATAACTCTATCCCCGATATTGTATTTACCCTGATATCGGTTGGCTTTGAAATATTCTGCTAGACTAGCCATTTAGTGTGTATTTCTTTAATACTGTTTGTGCCAATGTTAGATCCTCTACGTATGGTTCATCTAACATTTTACGATATTCAACAATGATTTCCATAGCATAGGCTTGATCCTCATCATCTAATGAATTCCACCATTCGAATAATTCTTGTGGATTTTTATTTAAAATATATTGAAGATTGTGGTAATCTCGTTCCATATCATTCTCCTAGTTTTTCCCAAACAAATTCTGACTCTTTCATATAGGCTATTGGTTTTAACCAACCATTTTTTACAGCTTCAGTAATCATTGACTTGTAATGTCTAGGGCAATCATTACTAATTTCAAAGGCAGCACGTGGCGCCATAACAATTCCATTATCAATGATAAAGTCAGGATCGTCCTTTCGTATTGTTTTAATGATTTTGTCAGGTGTTGTGTAGGTCATTTTTCTTGATCAGCCAATGTTGTAAAAAAGTTTTTAACTTTTGTATCAGTATCCCATGATATTGTGTAATCATTGTCCTTATCACACAATGCCAATGCCTCATCATATGTAACTACACGATGACTGACAATATGTTCACCAAGATACTCCTGGCTGAATTCCTTTGCCTCTTGCATGGTTACAGTATCCAACGCCCACAATGTTTTGTCATTACCATAGTCATCAGTACCTACGGGTACTTCAACCATGTAACGATTTCGGAATGTACTAACACATTCTACTAGTACCCATTTTGTTTCTTGCTTAGTTAACATAAAACTCCCATCTCCGTTATCTTTCCAAATTAATGAATCACCTTCACGCCATCCAGCCTGCTCTAACATCTCGGGCGGAAACTCCAATATTAAATCTGATGTAATTGGATCTTCCTGTAAATCAATAGTCCATACTTTTTTAATCATTTTACTAAACTACCTTTGTAAGGACTGTTCAACCACCTTGCATACGTTTCGGCTTGCTCACTAATCTTAGTCAACTCGTACTTACCGCAGAATCGCATAAAATGTATCCCAACTTGAGGTGTAACAGTTGTACGCACACCCTCACGAATATTTGTATCAACTGATACTTTAACATCATCTGGTTGACAGGTCAAGTCAATCAATACCCGATTGCGTTCATAGTCATCACGTACACGATGCTCAACACCATTATGGTCTGCCCATCGTTGCAACATCATATTGTTCCAATCAAAGCCCTGCTTATTACGGTCAGCATAAGCTTCCATTAAACCAGCTTTCTTTTGTGAACCTTTACTGCGTACCCCGGGATAAGCACTAAACACATTGTCAGTAGCATCACCACGCATACATTTCTCGAATAGGATGTATTGTGGGTCACCTAACAGTTTGGGTTCGCCTGTCTTCTTGTCTTTAACTACACGATCTCGGTCATCAAAGTAACCCTCAGATGTAATCAACTGACCTGCTACACCATTGTATTGTTTGACTTTTGGATTAGATAATAACTGCAAAAAATCTGTGTCGCTTGAAATTATCCAGTGTTCATCCTCGGGATGCAAGTGAATAAATCTTGCGATGAGATCGTCAGCTTCTGCTTTAGGATCACGTAATACACTTACGTTAGTCCGCTCACGCAAGTACGTTGTGAACTTTTCGTATGTTTCCCAAAACATGGTATTTTCTTCAACCTCAGCCTCTGTTTGAGATTGTGTATCAACAATGCGATTCTTTTTGTAGGGCTCGTAGTAGGTCTTCCTCCACGATTTACCCTCTAAGCAAAATACAACGTGATCAATTCCAAACTTGCGTACCATTTGATTACATGATGCAAGTGTAAGATGTAGTGCCATGCCGATTTTCTCGTCAAGTGTGCTACTACGTGAGGCAACGTGACGGGCACGAAAGAATGTGTTTGCAGTGTCAATGAGTGCGTATTTCATGTGATTCTAGTAAAAGTTGATATTCATCAGTGTACACTATTTCTTCTTTTTTGTCAACTTTTATTTCAGGAGAAATTACCTGTTCCCATGAGCATTGAAATTTATTCCATATTTCACCTATAGGCTTATAATTTTCAAAGGTAACTTTTAAAGGACTATTAGGATTTCGGGTAGAATAGAATTCGTATGGGATTAACATAAAAAACAATCTACGAAAATCTGTACCCGGGGCAATCATACATACTCTCAATGTTCCTGTTTTGTTTTCCATTCCGATTGACGCTTGATAGACCCCCGAAGTGTATTTTACTGCGCTTGCAAATTTAGCATCGGTACCATCTGAAAAATCTTTGTACCAAGCATTATGT